CTGTGCTGCAACGTTGCTGTTATACTGCTTCCAGCGCAATTATATGTAACACCAAAAGATTGCAGGGCATCAAGGTCTGTATTGGCTGATATGCCTAATGTAACCCCGCCCAGAACTGATGCGAGGTCGGTGATGGAGACGTCGCCCTTGGGGGCGTGGGAAGAATTGAGCAAGGGGACAAGGTCGGAGCTTGTGACACCGTTGTTTGTCGGGGTTTTTTGACCGAGAAGATTGAAGAGATTCTTAAGTGCGTTTGAAATAAAGCCCATAATGATAAGATTTTAGAATGTTAATAATATATATGTTTGAATTCTCATTCGACAGGATAGGCTTGGCTTGACTCGTTTTTGGTATATATCGGCATGCCGTAGTTGCTGACCTTTTTGTATCCGATGATGACAGTCTCAACGATGACGCCATTGACGATGTGGTGCTGCACGCATTCGAAGTTGGCGCCGCCGTTGACAGGCGTGTCAAACCCTCTGGCGTAGTAGCCGTCGGCCACGATGTAAGTTTTTGGATCGAGATTATTAGCCAGACAATTTTTCAACGTAGCGTCAGTGTAATTGCTCTTGAGTATCTTTCCAGAGAACACGGATGGCGTATTCCCTTTGCTGACGTTGTATTGAAGGGCATATGTGGCCGATGATTGGCCAACCCTGGTGTATCCCTCGACAAAGCGCCAGTATGTTCCATATGTTGTAGGGATTGGGAATTTGTGCTTGCTCGCTCTGTCTGTCCCGGAATAGTCCCAAAAGACTTTGGTATAGGCACTGGCCTTGGTATTGTACTGTTCCATGATTTCGTCGGGGCCGAAACCCACGAGCAGAGTGTCGCCTTCCCAGAACTGCAGCGTCAGGTTGCCCTTGTTGCTGATGCCGAAGAGGGCCTTCTGGCCTGTGCCCCGGTGGTTGACGGTGATCATGCCGTCTTCGATGGTGAGCGAGAGCCCGTCACTCGTTCTCACCGTCTCGAGCTTGCGCACGACGAGGTCGTCGATATAGGCGCTGAGGGCAGCAAGCAAACTTGTGCCGAACGATGACCAGTAGTTTCCGGCCTTCCAGTAGGTGGCCTTATTGCTGCCGCTAACCGGGTGTGCATCCCCAAGCGCGGTCGCATCCTGAAACGTGGCCGAACGGATGCATTCGTAGAACGAGCCAGTCCCGGCGTCGAGGAAGAGGTCGCGGTAGGGCTCTCCGGCCTGTCCCTTGTAGATGGATGCCGCTGTGTTATTGATATCCAATGCCCATTCCGTCCACTCCTTCTGGCTGATGATGCGTATCTGTGGCAGGTATTTCTCGAGTATCACGGGCGTGCCGGCCTTCCATCCAGAGACGGACCACTGCGTCCACTGGCACGACCATACGTACGGGTATTCGCTTGTAGGTGAAAACCTACTAGTCCACCATGGGGCCTCGCGTTTTAATTCTTCGTTTTCCGGGAGCTCAGAAGTTGCGGTTCTTCTGTACCTTGTCTCTTGAGAGACGATGACGTCAGCGGCTCCTGCAGGGCCGTACTTTGTGATCTGAATGCTGGCGCTGTCCGCCTCCTTGCCGCCGATGGTGAGGATCACCTTGCAGGAGGATTCCCCGTTATAGTCATCTCCGTCAATGTAAGAGCATGAGAACGTACCGCCCGATACGTGTACGGTGTTTCCGGGTGCCAGATTCTTTGTTCCGTCAGAGCGATAAACTTCAATAGTGAGCATTCCCTGCGTCAGCTCTGTGAAGACCTGCGACGACGCCCCTTCCGACTTGTAGACAGTACCCTTGATCTCAAAGAGGAGTCCGCTTTCTGCAGCGTCTTTGCTCGGATCGTATGCAAAGACACTGCCAGCCAGCGAGACTTTGTACGACACGGAAGGCTCGACAGCGTTGATGAAGCAGACATCGCCTATGACCAATCCATTCATGGATTACTTGCTTTTAAGTACATCGCCACACCGTCGCCCTGAGTGGCCACCTCGTCAAATGGAATCTCTCCCGTGATGCCCTTGCCACTACTCTTCGCAAGCGTGTACCAGTCGCCGCTCGCCGTCAGCCCCGTCAGTACAGACAGCTGTGCTGGTCTCAGTACGGTGCCGTTCTTTCCCCGGAACATCACCATGAATGTACTCCAGGTTGTATCGACGGTGGCATCGTCGACTCTGCCCACCCACACTTGATACTTGCATTTCTCGCCCTTGTGCAGACTGACGTTCTTGCCCGAGACCCAAGCGCTCCAATTACCTGAGGAGATGAGAGCTTTGCTGTACTGGATATACATAAACTCAGGGTCTTGCTGGTCGTCGATATCCTCGGACACGACGGTGATCAGCTTTGTGCAAGCGGCATCCTCGTAATAGCGGCACTCCAGCACGGCATGGTCCGTCACATCCCCTTCCGTCACGTCGAATGTATTCTTTGTGCTCGTGCCGCTCTTCAGCGTGCCGTTGAGGTACCATCTGCAGTAGAACTGTGTCGCCTGCAGCTCAGCGTCTCCGTAGAGGTGTGCCGTGGCCTGCAGCTTCTGTCCCTTCTTTGTAATCACCTTCACACCGTCGACGGGCGACGATGCGTTGGTAACGTCCTTGAACGTGATTTGGCCGAAATAGCCAGACCCTGACCACTCTGCGATCTTCACGGGCAGCGCCAGCTCCACGTCGAAGAGTACTCCCGACAGCTCGGCCTGCCCCTTGTAGCCGATGAGGTCGATGTCGATATTCTGCGACGATGCCAGGTTGCCTATGATATACAGTGCGGCATTATAGGTCACGCCGTTGAGCGTGAGTGGCTTCGACTTGAAGAGATTGCCGTAGCCAGTCGTCGTACAGTTGCCGTTGCTGTCGAAAGACAGTTCAGCGTTATTGTAGAACCATCTCGGCGTGCCGATGGGCGGTATCTCCCTCGATCCATTCAGCTGCGACAGATAGACAACGGGGCTGTTCCCACTGACAGTCCAGTCGGGAGAAAATGTCCCCTTGGAACTATTGTAATTCTGTGAAAGTGGTTTCGTTGACAGGAGCTGCGGATGCAGCGTCTCGCCTGTCGTGGCAACCTGAATAAAACACTCGGCACTGATACTTCTGTTGTCATCCATTGCTCTGCCCTCCCTCTTCTTTTTCGGTTACTGTCTCGTTCTCATTCCCGTTGCCGTTCTCGCCTTCTCCGGCACCCTCGGCTTCCGTCGTTTCCTCCGTATCCGGATCGGCCCCGGCGTTCTCGTCAGCAGACGTCTCACCCTCGGGTTCCTCGTCAGGAACGACCGCCTCGCCGTCGGGCAGCATCTTGTACCCGCCGTCGTGGATGAGCAGCCGCAGAGCCTCTTTCGACTCCACGAGCCTGGCATCGATGCCCGTGATATACTCCTGGGGCGTGAGCCTCACTCTTCGCAGGTCGGCCTCGGAGAGGATCACCCTGCCGTCGGCCGTCAAGTACCTGTATCCGTAGAGTCCGGCCCTCTGGGCCACCTCTACGCTGACCGTGTAGTCAGCACTCGTATGCATGTCCATATCTTGAAATGATTATGTTGTCTTATCTATAGCTGTCGTCCGAAGACCACCTCGCCCGTGACATCGTCCGTCACCACCTCGCCCGTGACGTCGTCGATGACTTTCTCGAGCGGTCCCATGAGATAGATATCAGGGCGAAGGCCGTACTCGTTCGTCAGCGAGATGTCCGACACGTCTTTCACGATGCTGTGCCCCCAGGCCACCTCCACGTCGGCCGCTCCGGCCTTCTGCTTCATCCACCGGCAGGCGATGCGCTCCTTCATGATCGTGTCGCTCAGGTCGCCCTTGCCGGCGATGACGTGCAGGTCGAACTGCTTATATTTCTCATTGGGCAGCCTGATGTTCCCGTTGGGCGACCATCCTGAGGCCCTCGTCTTCGGCAGCTTCCAATCCAGCTGGCACCACGCCTTGCCAGGCTGATCAGGGGCCGTCTTCGAGGTGTCTGCAGCCACCATGGCGTAGAACCGCAGCGATGCGGTATAGTCGGCGTCGAGCACAAGCGTGTCCCCGTTCTTTCCGCTCACGTAGGCGGGATGAGTCTCAATGGGTGCCGGAGTGTTGCCGTTGAGCCAGTACCAGAACCACTTCACGCTGCCGCTCATGTCGATATCTCCCGTCTTCACCTGAGCCTTGAAGGTCTTCTTCGACGACTCCCCCGACAGCGGGTTCCACGTCTGGTTGTTGGGAGAGATGATGCGTATGTCGTAGATCGTGTCCGACTTCGAGTGAGTCACCAGTTCCCCGTGCCACTTCTTTTTATTCCTGTCCCCTGTGACAGGGTCGGCCCAGCTGATCTCGGCATACAGCAGGGCGGGTCCCTGGTCGGGGCGACGATCTTCCTTCACCTTGAGCGATCCGTCGCTGAGCTTGACATAAGCCTGCGAGTCGGAGTCGGTGGTGTTGGAGATGACGGCGTCGTCCTTCTTCCATAGCACCTCGAGCGTCGGCCTGTAGAGCTTCTTCGTCTCGGGATCAGTCAGCACCAAGTCGGGCACGAGTGTCAGCGGGTAGTCGTGTCGCGTCGGTTCGAACGCGTTGCCGTTGGTGTAGTACCACTGTTCGAGCGATCCGCCAATCTCCTTCATGACAAAGCTCTCGCTCAGTTCGTAGAGCAAGGGCATGGCCTCCAGCGGCTCAGATTTTCCTAATACTATTCCGTTCATATCGGTTGATGTTTATCCAAATTTCACATCGCGCGTCACGGGCTGCTCTCCCGGTCTGACGTGCACCTGGCAGCGCAGTATCACGGGGTTGTGCCTGTTCCACACGTTGGGCATGTCGGCATCAGTGATGTGTATGGCTCTCATGCCCGCATGTTCGCGGTTCCACGATGCGTCGAGGCCTTCTCCCGAGCGCGTGGTGCGCATCCACGACCAGTCGCCGTCGGGGATGTCTGCCGAGATGTCCGTCTCGCCGTGCATCAGGTGCGGGACGATAGTCAGGTCCACATGACCCGGCACCGCGGATATGAATTTCAGCACGTTGTCGTCGGCGTCGCGGAATTCGATGGCCATCATCCGCATGCCCGTCATCTGCTGCCACGCCGTGGAGTTCCAGCGGGGCTCTTCCGTCGTGCCGTCGACGAGGCACCGCCACATGATGGCACCGTGCCACACGTCGCTCTGCTCGATGATCTGGTTGCCCCACTCGTCGGTCTCGCCGTTGGGTGTCCGGAAGTGGTAGAAGGTCTCGCCCGTCGGGTCCCACTCCTCGTACTGCACGTAGGTGATGGCAGGAGCCGCCTTCTTCTCCGCCTCGATGATCTGGTTGCAGATGATGCCGTCGATGAAGAGGTAGTTGCGCCCCGACTCAAGATACTGCGCCACCCTGGGGTTCGTCTTCACGAACTCGGGCACGTTTCCCATCACGTATCCGTACATGTATTCCTCTATGATGGGCTGGTCGACGTGTGTGAGCATCATGATGCGCCCGGAGGTCGACGACAGCAGGATGACGTTCTGCCGGTCGGCATGGTTGGTGGCGTCCACGTTTCCCCGGCGCACCACCTTCATCCTGCGGCAAGGCTGGAAGTTGACGTTTGCCGGGCACCGGTCGTCGGGCCACATCACAACGTCGACGTAGTTGTTGCCAGGCACGGCATTGACGCCCACTACGCGTGTCCACGACGTGAAATAGGGGTTGACGCCGTCGGACTCAGGGGCGTCGGTCACGTCCGACAGACCCTTGGCGTAGGCAGGCAGTGCGTTGAACACACCCATCAGGATGTTTCCCTCGCATTGCGCGGTGAAGTATCCGTCCCATTTGTCCTCGAGGTGCAGGCGGTAGACGCCCGTCGGGTTGCTGTTCTGGTCAAGCAGCTGCTCTACGCTCTCCACGATATCGTTCTCGGCCAGCACCTGGTCGCCGTCGATGGCGTTCAGTCTGTTTACGATCAGGTCGAGCACCTGCATCTGCTGCACCTTCAGGTTCGGGAACTGTGCGGTACCGTCAGGGAGTATGCCCCAGCCTTTCCCCTCGAAGAGTCCCGATACGAAGTCTGGCGACTGCAGACCCTGTTCGAACACGGCCAGGGCCTCGGAAACGAGTCCCTTGTCAAAGGTAATAAGGCCCTCTGCAGTATCGTCTTCAACTTTCGACAGGAACTCTCCAGACGATCCGATGTATTCGAGGAGCATGATCAGCGCTTCGCCGACACGCAAGGCGGTGTTGGCCGCCGTGCGACGTTCGTCCCTGATCTGCTCCAGGTAGGGTCTTATCTGTTCCTTGGTCCAGTACATATTCCTTATTTTTCTGCAAAGTTATGGATTGGCCGCAGCGTATAAAAATACCTAGAAGCGGTTGCTCCTGATGGTACCTGTGAACAGTTCGTCGAGGAACGAGGACATCAGGCCCTGGTATGCCTTGCCATAGAACTCCGCCTCGGTGAGGTTCAGGCGACGGATGCTATAGTAGTATTTCTTGAAGAACCAGTCGCGGGGCATACGCTTCTCTCCGGAGGTAAGGGCGGCCTCCTTGCCCTTGTTGGGGCCCCGCTGCACAGTCACATGCTCGAACTTCGGACTCTTCATGTGTTCCTCCGACAATCCGGCACCTACCTGTCGGGAACCGTAAGCATGCTTCCCCTCGCGGAACTTATCGCCCATGAAGAGCAGGTTGCCGCCGTTACCATGGGCGAAGCCCTTGCCGACACCGGCAGCCACAAAGAGGCCGTATTGCAGGAACTTGTGCTCGATGGTGGTCACCTGGCCAGTGGTCACGACCTCCTCGAACGACTGCTGCAGTGCTCCCGAGTCGGTGATGTTTAACTGGATGATTTTCTCTCTCCAGATATCGATCATCATCCTCGACCAGCCACGCTCGTACTGCTCTATCTCGTCGTGCGTGAAGTAGTTCCTGCTGCTCCCACCGTGCTTCCAGCGTTCCTTCCGCTCCACGGCGAGGTTCTTCATCAGTCCCATCTGCTACCTCCTTATTCCGTTACCCATTCACTCTCCAGCTGTTGCTCATCCTCATACTCCATTGATTCGGGTTCATCGTTCTCTACCATGAAGTAGAGCCCAGTGACACCGCTCATCGTATAGCGTCCGAACTCCTTGCTGTAGATTTTCTCTACGTTCAGGAAGGTGATGTCATCATCTTCGTCCTCGCGGTGTTCTTTGTCCCAGATCATGCGCCGCACGAACTGTTGGAATATCTCCCTGCAGAGGTTCAGCTTTTGCTCACGGTCTTCCATGTCATCCCATCGGTAGGACGCCAGGACGAAGACCGTATACACGCGACGCTTGAAGTACGAGACACCTTCCGAGTACAGGTTCTGGTCGGTGGTGTCGTCGATCATCACGAAGTTGGCCGTCTTCTGGAACTCCTGCATGATGCCCTCGATGCTGTCGGGGCCTGAGCAGAAGGCCGGCTTGAAGCCGTGTTCCCTGCACAGACGGTTCTGACTGGCAAGTGTCTCGAAGTAGTGTAGTGCGTCGAATATCATTTCTTATCGTATTTTTCGTGAAACTCCTTGGCCTCTCGGGCCTTCTCGTTCAGTTCTGTCAGCGCACGCCAGCAGGGTAGGGCCTTGATGGTCTCCTCCTTGGTGATATCACCCTCGGTGAGCGCGCGGATCTGTGCATCCATCGCTCCCATCAGGTCGATGTCCATCTCCTCAATGTCTGCATCCACGCGACGGAAGAAGTGCGGCCAGCGCTCTGCGAAGACGCTTTTGATATGGGCAAACCAGCGCAGGGTACCCATCTGTTCTGCAGGCGAAAGCGACAGTCGCTTAGGATGCCTGCCGCTCCGTTTCACATAGAGGAACGTCGCCAGCCGGTCTATCATCTCCGGCTTGCCGCTGCTGACTGCCAGCTGGTAGTACTGCTCGGCCATCAGGTAGTCGCCGAAAGGGTAGTGGTCCAGGATATCATCGACCGCCCGGCAGCCGTGAATGCGCTCCAGCCGCACATCCATGCCGTCGAACGGGTCGATGAAGTCGAATTGGTGTATCATGCTCTGCACCTGCCACACCTGCAGTGTGAACCATCGGCGGGGTTTCCACCATGCGGGCCGGAACCAGCAGCGGTAGCTCTGTGGCTCATCGTGTGCAGTGCGTACGGTATAGCCTTCGATATGTATGCCGCTCAGCCGGATAAGCATGTATGTTTTGACTGTCGCCAGATTGTCGAACAGTGACAGCAGCGTCAGCACGTAGCGCAGCTGCTGCTGTGTCATCTTCTGCCAGGAAGTGGGGGCATAGAGGTCTATCGAGCCGTCAGCCAAAAATGTAGGCCGGTGCGTCCTGAGTGTTCTGAAAAGTCTCATGATGGTTTACAGGATATCCGTGTTCAGCATATACAGAATATTTCTCCAGATCAGCGTCGAGCATGTTCAACAGTCGTCGCATCTTCAGCTTGACCGCCTCCTGGTCACCGGCGATCCACAGGTTGATGATGTGCCGGCACAGGAAGATGACAGGACTGTCATCGACTGTCACCTTGCCGCAGCGCACATGATCCAGGAGCACGTCCATATACTGGTTGCTCAGTTTCAGGCGCAGTGCTTCGTCAGCCTCGTCGATGAGCCGTCGTGCGGCCTGCCACTCCAGATGCGACGCTGCAGGGCCTTGCATCTTCTGCAGCATACGGAAGTCGAAGAATAGCGTATCGATGTTCTCGCGTGCCTGGTCTGTAGTGCCCCAGTCGTTGACCTTGCACAGTTCGGTCAACAGCTGGCCATGCGCTATCAGGAAACCGTCGCGGAGGTGTCCTATCAGGGCATCCACGCGCTGCTTCGAGGCCGGTGCCATCTGATTTGTGCTGACCACCCCGAATCCGGTAGGTGTCAGTACCAGGTCCAATTGCCGGAACACGGAGAGGAACGCCTGCAGGCATACCCATTTCTTGACGGCGTTCTTCAGACTCTCGTGGCCTTCCCCCTCGATGGCTGACGTACCCACATCCCCGAGTACGCCAGCCTTGCAGTCGTCTAAGGTAGAAGAAAACTGTGGTTCTACCTTCTCATATACCTCCTCATGGGAGGAGATCGCCACGGAAACAATTTTCTCAAATTCAGCCTTTGTTATTTCCATCGTTGCTATTGTTGTTATCGTTATTGTCTGCAGTTACTTTCTCTGCATCCTTATTCTCATCGAGGGTGGTGAGCATCAGCATGGGCACGTCGACAGTCACCCTGTCACTCCAGCCGTTATAATGGAGGATGACGTGGTAGGGCTTCATCATCACGTCGTGGAAGGGCTTCTCAAGAGCCTGCTTCATGGTGAACAGTTCGCGCTTGTCAGAGCCGGAGTTGTTCATCTGGCTCTTTCCCGGCGTGGCACCGATCAGGTTGGGGTGGACGCCGAAGGCAAAGCACAGTGTGTTGGCAGCCTCCTGCATGTCGTCGGCCCAGTCGCCGCCCTCCTTCTTTCCCTGGTTCAGGTTGATGACGCGCACCATGGAGTGTTCCTTGCCCGTGGGATCCACATAGTAGCCGCTGATCAGCGCCTTGCCGGCATTCTTCGGACCGCAGACGAAGTCAATGATATTCTGCTTCTCCTGTTTGATACGCGCCTTGCGCTCGTCCTCATCGGTGATGCCATCGTTGTCGCAGACGAGATCCCAGTAGTCGTCATGCACCTCGATCTGCAGGCGCGGGGCCGACGTGTTCTGGATCATGAACCGCTTGCTGATGCCTATCAGTTCGTAGATGTCGAACCAGGCATCGCGGAAGGCCGACAGGTAGTAAGGCCTGGAGTACACCTGGCGCCCTGGCGTGGCCATGCGGCACACGATGGCAAACTCACAGTCGCGTCCGTCGGCCGGAGCCTTGCGGTTCTGACCTGTCTTCGGATCCGGCTCCCTGCCCATACGCACCATCAGGTCGCCCAGGGGATCGTAGAAGTCGAGCAGCGGCAGCACCTCGATCTCCTTGGGGTCGGGGGCTCCATCCCTCCAGTCGCCATAAAGCACGGTGTTAAACACCTTGGTCCCAGCCTTGCGGGCGAAGCGGCAGTAGCATGTCTCCCTGTGGCGTACCTGCACGATCTGCTGATGGTCTCTCCGGAGGATGATCTTCGTGATGGTGGTGAAGAAGAACTTCATGTCGGTGGCCTGCTCCAGGAACAGTTCGTGCAGCGAGTTCCTCAGGCAGAAGCTCCGGATATCAGCCTCCTGCGTATCCTCGCGGGTCTCACGGTCGATGAAGCGGATGCCCTGGCCGTAGCAGGCCTGCACGTTGAACAGCTGGCACTGCGAGGTCACCATGTTCTGGCCGATGCGCTCCATCACCTTGAACGGCAGCTGGTCGCCGTCGCCATACGGCACATATTCATATTCTGTCGTCCCGATGGTGATAGCTACGGTATTCAGCTTCTCGTCGAAGCCGTCGACCACGTCAAGGCTCTCCGCGTATTTCGTGGCGGGACTGCCTTCTTCCTTGAAATCCACCACACCGACAGGCGCCACCCCGTAGCGTGTCCATCCCGGTCTGTGCCCGATGGGCACCAATTCCTTTTTGCTCTCTTCGTTCATAGATATACTGGATGTCCGTTAAACTCATAGATCAGCACGTCGATGACGGCCCTCACTTCCCCGTTCACGGGGTTCATCAGGCGATGGATGCCACCCCGCCAGTGGCCGGTGAGGGGAATCCAGCCGATATAGTCAACCTCGTTGCCGTCCTTCTTCCATGCCTTCACCGTGACCTTCTGGCGGTATTTCCCTGCCAGATCGATCTGCTGCAGAACGTAGTTGATATGGTATGCCTCTTTCATCTTAGTTGAAGGTGTTGTCGAAGGTGTTGTCAAAGATCCTGCCCACGCGGTTTAGCTGCATCACGTTCTGGATGCGTTGTGCGTACTGGTAGGTGAATGTGAAGCGCGGCATGAAGTCGTCGTTGTTGCTTATCTCCGACTTCGACTCGGTGATGGTCACCTCCTTGCCGCCGTCGGCGTTGGTGATGCTACCGCCAATCACGTTGACCACATACACCTCGTCCGAGCGGAACAGGTCCTCGGCCCAGTTGGCCATGGCCGTAGTGAGGATGCCCGTGTCGGCGAGGAAATTGCGCGTCTCCTCGATATGGTAGTTGCGCAGCTTGCCGTGGACACGCGTCGACGAGCGCTTATATTGTGGGTTCACGCGGTGCGTACCCGTGCAGTAGAGCAGCTCCCAGACGCCGAAGGAGTTGTAGAACTCGAGTATCGGTGCGCAGTCGGGCTGAGAGAAGTCGATGTCGAAGCGCTGGCTGCGCTGTCCTGCGGTCACGGTGTATGACACCAGCCGCTTGCCATTGGCTACGAACCTGTCCGGGCTGACGTCGAGCTGTCTGTATGTCGAGCTGCTGCTGACGACAGTGGCCGAGAAAGTGCCCGTTGTGGCATCGTCGTACACCGCAGTCACCACGGCTGCTTCAGCACCGTACATCCACAGGTACTCGAGACGGCCCAGTGCTGTCACCTTGGGCCCGTCGAGGATGGTCAGGAAGCGGCTGGCATAGAACTCCGCGGCCGATATGCCTACGTCTACCTTCGCGAACAGGATGGTGAAGGCGGCCGTACTGCTGCCGTCAGTGATGGTGACGCCGCACACCAGTTTCTTGCTGGTATAGGGTTCGAACAGTAGGCCCAGGTCTTCGAGGGTGATCACCCCGCCCACTGGCCACAACTCTTCGTCGAAAAGCGTCACGCCGTCACAGACGATGGTTACATGCCGGGATGCGTCGTCAGCGGAGGGAATGGTCACGTCGGGCATACCTGAGATGAAGTAGGCCTGGCCGTTTAGTGATGAAAGACTGACTGTTTCCATTGCGATCTTTTCTTTTCGGCAAAGGTACGGAGGTACAGTCCAATCTAAAAATACCGCAAAAAAAAACGGCAGCGCGTCATCACGACGGGCCACCGGCTCAAAAAAAATGCTCAAACTATACTCGGAAACTCTTCTCACGTCAGGATGTCACGTCCATAAACCTCCAGATAGCCCACTTCAGGGTGCCGTCTGCGATGGTCGTCACATGGTAGTCGTGGCAGCGGAGCCACCCGGTCACCACATCCTTGCTCACGTACATCATCGGCGTTAGGTCGTCGATGATCTCATCCGTCGTCTTGAATTCCTCCACGGCCTTGCCGAAGCCCGGATCATCCTCCGGCAGGTTGCGCCTGAAGGTGAAGTACCCGTCGAGTACCTCGGTCTGGAACTTCTCCTCTTCGTCGAGCGACTCCAGCCACTTGCTGATGCGCTCCTTCATCTTATCACTTAACTCTTTCATATTCCCTCTGCTTTTCTCATTGCCTTCAATATACTGATCATATCCCGCTTCATGTTGCGAAGCGCCTTGAGAGTGTCAAGAACCTTGGCGGGTTCCTCGGTCTCGTCGTCGATGTAGTGTTCCTCAACGCAGTCAATCAGGTCCACGTTGTTCTCCATCGTGGCCACGTCGCCGCAGAAGCCACAAAGGGCCTCTGTCAGTTCTGGGGTGAGTGTCATCTTCATAGCGCACCTCCTATTCCTATTAAGATGATTACTGCCACGAGCGAGGCGTTGGCCTTCACCGCGTCGCCATGGGTGAACACTTCGCCCCGGTCCGTGGCGCACAGGGCGGTAAAGGTCTGCGAGGGTTCCCACCACCATTGGCGGCAGGCCTCACGCCTGCGTCTCAGAGTTTGGGCTAGGTAAACTGCCAGTTTAGACTGGGTAAACTGCCAGTTTAGGCTGAGTAAACTCACGGTGCTCTTTACCTGCTCCCGGATTCCGGAGAGCGCGGAGGGCTGAGCCTGCCCGAGTTGAATTGTCTGTTGCATATCGCTCTATGTGTTTAGCTGTACAGGGATCCGCCCTGCGCGGTTTGATTCCTCGGAAAAGGGGAGAGCTCCCACGCTTTCAAGACACTTTACGGTTCATCTTCCAGTTCCGCCTCACGGCCGGAACACTCTCCCCCGGGGAGGAAGGCGTGCGAAATTCTAATGTGGATCCTTCCGGACTCGACCTTGTTATTATCCTGCCTCGCGGCGAGGAGCGCCTTCCCCTATGAGACAGAGAAAGCGGCAGCCTTCCCTGTCGCTAAACACATAGAGACTTTGTCCGAGGACTTGTATCTACTGGGTGGCCACCGCTATTGGTGTAGTGAGACCTCTGGCAGGTCTCGGAAGTAAGAGCATAAAAAATGCCCTGAGTCATGACTCGGGCGTCTTTCACCGCCCCCGGAGCAAACCGCTCTCTATGTATTTAGCGGTGGCAAAGTTACGAAAAAATCCCGAACCTCCAAAGAAACTCGGGATTTTTTTTCATTTTTTGCTCAAAAAAAATCAAAATCAGTCTTTTTCCTCTGAATCTTTAAGTTCCAAGCCCTGAAAAACTTCATCTTCCGAATTGATCTTTTTCTTAAAGACGAAGTAGATGATCATCTGCTGCTTGAAGTCTCGATCAGTGTAGGTGCTAATAAGTTCCCAACCACGACGTCCCATGTAGTTCAGGCTTTCACCATTGCTGTTGAACTGCTTCTTTTTGCCATCCTCATAGATCTGTTTCCGCTTACTGGCCACCTCGCCGAAATCCAGAGTAACGACATACTTTGTACTGAATACTTTGCCAAAGCACTGCATGACACAGTAGGCATACTTCTCACTCTGCGCCTGAGCGCAACATACAGCCATCATAAAGGCCATAAGGATAAATACTCTTTTCATAATTATGCCAAAGTTTAAATTAATACGTGCCTACAAAGTTCAGCAAAAATCCCGAACCTCCAAAGAAATTCGGGAAAAATTTCACGAAATTGGTGATTTTCTCTTTGTTTTTCCTTTCTGTAAGATATTTATTTATAAAAAAGGTGTCTCGATGGCAGACTAAGACCTTAAATCTGAGTAGAATCTTCAGAGGAAAATAACAAAATTAATGCAGAAAGGAGGAGACGATGAAGAAGAAGACGATTCTCAAGACCGTTTACAGGATATTGGAGTTAGCACATCTTTTCATGCACGTGATGGAGATGTTCCTGTAAAAAAAGTGTCTGCAGTATTAAGCAGACACATCGGTATGAACAGTTCGCAGCAGGCTTGCCTGCTTACTAAAAGCGGTTCTGACAGTTGACTGTCGGAACCGCTTAGAATTATTTAGAGATATTTGTATTGACGGATATCGTCCACTGTTTCTTTATACTGTCGTATGTCATCTTATCCCGGAATACAGGCAGCAGAAGCAATGCAGAGTCAACCTTCCTGCCCTCCAGATGATACAGATTCTTGTCGTTGACCACCTTGATACCATATTGCGCCTCGATGCTCTGCAGTTTCATCTCGTACTGATCCAACTTGAATTCAAGGTCGTTAATCTTGTTCATCAACTTCAGGTTGTCGTCAAGCAGGCTGGGCACTGTGATCTCCTTGCCGTCCTCACCGATGTAGGTATGGATGGTATCGTGACTCACGGCCTTTTCGTACTTGGTGATGATTTCCTTCTTCTGCGTCACGTCGTCGCGTAGGTCGTCGTTTGACATGTAGGTGATAACGGCGAAAGTTCCGACAAACAGCAATATTAGCATAGTCATAATGAATGCAAATCTTTCGTCAGCCTTTTCCTTTGCAAGGATGGCCTCCAGCTCTGCAGCACGCTCGTTGGTTTTCTCCGCCAACGTAGCGAAGTCTCTACCGTCATCAGTGGCGGCAGCCCTCATGTCGGCTATGATATCACTAATTTTTCTTGTTGCCATTGGTCGAGTCGTTAGCGTTATACAATATTTTCTCCCTCATATCCAAGTATTTATTCATATACTCTTCTTTCATGTTGAGAAGTTCCATGGAGTGTTTGTCCTCCATTTCAGTGATCTCCCTTTCCTTCTTGACCTCCTCATAATAGGTGCCAAGCCAGAAGGAGCCTGTAATGCTGGCTACAAGGACGGTGGCAGCCTTCCAGTATCTGTCATAGAGGCTGGAGAGCGACTCGGCGAATTTATATTTCTTTTTCCTTCTGGTAGCCATCAATCAATTGATTTTGCTGCAAAGGTAAGCATTTTTTTCGAAACAAAAGCACCGTCTGCAGACTTTTTCATTTTTCACACAAAACGGGAGGCAATCGCCCATGGGCGACAGGCAACTGAGCCCGTTTTTCCGCTTTGGGCCCCGAATTGACATCTCCGTGAGTGGCAATTTGGGTTGTTTTTTGCAGAAATTCCACGGTCGTGGAATCAAGAATGCCCTGTTTATAAGGGTTTCAGGGGTGTGGGGCGCGAAAAAAGCGCCCCACTGCTGTTTCAACAGCCCCCACCGCCCTACGCTCCCGAGGCAATTGCCTCTTTGTCTTTAGCGGAATATGTAGGAGATTTTTACTTGTGGCAATTGCCCCCTTGTGTCGCTGCCGAGCACGTCAGCCGAGGCATATCCGCGGTTGTGGCCAGCCATAGGACACGAAAAGGCCAGAGCAATGAAGCCCTGGCCATCAAGGTTGCGCCACCGCCCAGTGGCGACTTGTGTTCAATACGGCCACATAAGAAGCCGGGGCTTAGTCGATGGCGTCAGCAGCACGTCGTATGCGTTCTGAGAGGTCTATGAGTGCCCCCTTCAACTGGTAACGCTCCTCCATGGTGAAGTCGGTAGGCTTCTTGTTACCGTCGATGCCGTTCAGCTTATGGTATAGCCATGAGCCCGACTTGCCGAAATACTCCCTGGAGATATCACCCCAGGATACGTGCATCAGAATGTCCTGCAGCCGTGCCTTCACGGTGTCCTGCTGTGTTGCTTTCAATGTCATTACTGCCATAGTCGTATTCTTTTTTTAGTACCCCCGCCGCCTTCAGAGTGGCGGGGGTTGGTGGTTCATTCTTCAAGTGGTTCTTCTAACAGTTCTTCAAGCATGGTTCTCAATGCCCATCTGAGCCTTGGCTCGCCTCTTGGAAAACTCCTTTTGTAGTTTCTGACCGTCTCAATCAGGTCATACTCGCCTTCCGTTAGTTCCAGAATTCTTTTCATCTCTTATGTTGTTTAATTGAACACTGCAAAGGTAATACTTTTATTCGTATTATCCAAGTGTTTTAGTACTTTTTTTCGTACTAAGAGAAAGATTTAACATTTCGTGCGATAAAAGCCGCATTATTGCGGCTGGAACAGGCAAGCACCTTCACGTATCAATACGTGCATACAGGGTGGCACGATGTCATCCGCCCCTGCAGCCAATACCTACGTGGAGCATAGTGGAGCATCAGATGACGGGTGTGCCTGGCAGAGACGTGGCGGTGGTGCCCTGGCACGTCATCGATGTGTGCGTGATGACATATCATGCTCTCTTCGATGCGAACCACCACATCTCAGCCAATAAGGCTCTCTCGGCATCTCATGCATAACGGAGCGCAACAGTGGTACTGGCAGCAGGGGCGTGGTGGCATGGTGAGCGTCCTGTATGGTGGACGCGAATGACTCTGTCTGTTCATCTGACAGTGTCGGATTATGAGCGTTCAGGTGCGCAGGGGAGTGAGGGCGGGCCATAAGACAATGGGGCTTTGCCCCATCGCGCCTATCGTTCACCGGGCATAAGCAAAGCGCACGGCCCAGGGTGGGCGGGGTACGATAGGCGCAATACCTATGATACAGGGTCCGGAATACGGACTTTTTCAGACCCTGAACATTTTTGTTTTAGCGAGGAACATCGCCATGGTGACTGTTGCACCGGCTGACTGCATAGTTGCTATGAAAGCGGCAGACGACTGCCCTGTGGTGTAGATATCATCGATGACCAGGACTTTACGGCCACGGAAGTATTCGGCATCGATATGCACGTAGTGCTTGATATTCGTGGCGAGTTCATATTCACCTGTGATATGAGCCCGCTTGCGGCTTCCGCTGACCTGTATGCGGTCGAAGCCGTCTATGGCTCTCGTCAGCCGGCAGAGGATGTCAGAGAACCGTTTCCAGCGTCTGACATTGGCAGATTGTGTGCTGGCAGGTATGCAGACAATGACGGTATCCGTCAGATTCATTGCTGACAGTGCACGTGCGAACTGACCAGCAGCCCATCTGGTATAGACGTTACGGCCGTCCTTGAATCCGAGGATCATCCGGTGCAGATCCTGCATCTCGAACGATGCCTTGCCCAGGAACCTCTTCGGCACGTAATCGAACAGTGCGTACTTCAGCATGGCGATGCGGATTAAAAACGGAGTCAGCATTGCGCTGGCTCCGTTTCGGACTTATGACTCCTTACCTCAGACACGAGGCGATTGAATGACTCGTCGGCGATTCTGCGCCCTGTCTTTTTCTTGAGGATGAAGGCGTACCTGAGTGCCATGAGGGCATTTCTGCAGTACTTCTTTTTGTAACTGCGGGTGCTGACGACCCAAACATTGTTCTCTGAACGGTTGGACTTCTCGGTCTTAACCAGGATGAATAACTTCTGTTCCATAATCTCATATATCTAGTCGGTTAACGTTTAAGCGAACTGGTAAACCTCGATGTAGGTGATGTCTGTGCAGACGCTGTAAGCCATCTCTTCGGCCTGTCTTGTGGCCTCGGTGAAGTTGTCTGCTTCCACCTCGTATTCGTGGACCTCCCCGTCTTCTGTGTTGACGTACACCGTATAAAGGTTGCCTGAGAAGTATCTCTTGCTGTACAAGCGGCTGCGGCTGAACATTGATGTCTGAACTGTTGCTGTCATGATTCTTATTTTTTTAGAGATTAAACTTAGAAGCTCTGGGAGCTTTTGTAATTTTTACGTTGCTTCTAACAGGTAGGAAGTGGTAGTGCTCAGATGCAAGGAATTTCAAGCAAAATTCTGAAAAACCGCATTTTCTTTAGCCACTACCTGGCGTTAAGAAGAAAATGCGGAAAGCGTGTCGGCATTTTGTGCGGAAATAGTGCAGCGGTACTTGCAGGGCACGGGCTTCCCCTACCTTTGCAAAGGAAAAATCAAAGCACCCGGATGCTGGAGAGTTCTCGGAAAAAATAACATGCCAGCGACAGTACATCCATATAGCCGTCGCATAGACAGTGTACAGAGATACATAAAGGCAACAGACTACGGTCTGTCAGCACTGACGGAGAGGATAAGAAGAAGGGTGTGCCAGCTCAAGGCAGGCCACAGGACAGAAGAGTGGCAGCATGCCCACGTATCACCTCGGGTTGACAGGCTGCAGACGTACCGGCATGACGTGAATGGACAGAAGGCATCAGCAGATTAGACAGAGAGAAGGAAACCGAACCATGGGATGTGTCTAAGCCCAGTAGCGAAAAGAGATACTGTTAGTCAGGGTATTCGTTAGCCTGGCTGCCGCGTCCCCAACTGACAGGGTATCGCTCGACGCCAATGCAGAGTGTGTCAAAGGCATCGGATCCGTCCGTACGGGCCTCCAGGCGGTCTTCCTCCGTCTCCGCGAGTTTCTCGCCCGATTTGTCCTTCTTTCCATTACGAACGCCTGCAGACTGTATGGATATGAGCAGATCAGGGTTGTTGTCACGGTTGATGAGTACCTGATGCTTAGCGCGGCCCTGGAACATACGGTTGATCAGTTCGTTTTTCTTGATATGGTCCCATGGATTGCCGATATATTTCTCACGGACGGCCCACTGGTGGCGTCGGAACATGCTCTTGATGATCGCTGCGAAGCTCTGCCCCCTGGACGATGCGTATTCCTGGCCGAGAAACGTGGAATCGTAGTAGAAGATGACACGATGAGTGCGATGGTAATAGTAGTAAGCCATGAAGTCCTCGCACAGTTCCTCCAGTTTGCGGTCGTACTTGACAAAGAACGATTTCAGGACACGGAGTTTACCGTCATCGCCCACCTGGCCGCACACGAGCCAGTTGATGAGCGCGTTCGCATCAAAGGCAATGATAATCGGTTTGTCCGCCTCCAGATCGCCGTCGGTGCGACAGTCATTGGGGATGCCACCTTCATTATTGAGGGCTTCCAGCTGGAGCACGGAGTTATTCGGTGCCGTATA